GACTGAAACGAGTACACCGACCCCGACTGAAACGAGTACACCGACCCCGACTGAAACGAGTACACCGACCCCGACTGCAACGAGCACACCTACAGTAACACCGACCATACCTCCATTAAATTTCTCAATTTCAGGTAATTGTGAAAATAATGGTTCAATTAGATTTAGTAATTTCGTTGGTTCGGCATCTAATAATTACCAATATAGTAATGGAACGTTTACAACAGAAAATGCTGCACTTAACGCATCTACGTGGCAACCTATTACTGGTGGAGCCTCTGGTTTATTAATTCCAGCATCAAGTGGAACGTTTTGGGTGGCTGTAAGGGAAACTGAAAACCCTTCAAATATAATTGCGAAGTCAATAACTATTGCGTGTATCACAACAAATGGTTTAATTTTACATTATGACCCATCTAACACATCATCTTATCCGGGTACCGGAACAACTATTAATGATTTAAGTGGTGTGGGTATGCACGGAACGATGTCAAATTTAACATTCACATCACCATACTTTACATTTAACGGAACCTCTTCACAAATTTCAATTCCTGACAATCCAATATTGGAACCAACAGCTGGTGATTGGTCAATAGAAATGTGGGTAAATCAATCAACAATTACAGGAGCAACTAGAACTCTTATTGCAAAAACTGATGGTGGTAATACGGCGGATTGGGGGTATGGTTTGAGAACTCTTTCCAACGGTAATACATATATGGAAATGGCAAACGGTTCTGCGGGTGTTACATCAACATCGTCCACTTTAAGTATTAATACTTGGTATCAAGTGGTAGGTGTGTGGACAAATGTATCAACAAATTCTTTAGCGTTGTATATTAATGGTAGTTTAATTGGAAGTACTTCACACACATTTAATAGTATTAAAAATACCACAAGTCCATTATATATTGGTTCGTTTAACGGTGGTCAATTCCCTCAATGGTTAAATGGTAGTGTTGGTATAGTTAGAGTGTATAATAGTGCATTGACCGCATCTCAGGTTTTGGGTAACTACAATACAAGTAAATCAAAATATGGACTATAAAATAACAAATAATAAAAGATACAACAAAATAAAGTATTTATAATAGACAAAAATTAACAAACTATGGCAATAGGTGCAAGAATATTAAGTGAAAATCTAAGTGGTAAAACCGCAACGGTGACATTCACACCATATACAGGAACAACATCAGGTACCACGGTAAACCTTGGGACTAAGACGATTCCGTTTAATAATATTAACTCACATCCGTATGGTGTATATTCTTTATACCTGCCAGAGTATGATTACACATATACGTTGACCGTAGATGAACCAGTATTAAGTTCACAACTATTTGTTCATTCTAATAGAATGAGGAATTCAGACAACTATGGTGTTGCCACATTAAACTTTAACGATTTCACCGCCGAGGTTATTAACTTAGGTGTTGATTCAACTTATTGGGAAAATGATGGTCTTCTTCCATTGACAGAATCTGGATTTGGTTATCTTTTTAGAGGTATAGACAATATGGACGAAAGGTTAATAGTATTCACAGATGCGTCAAATGCCATAGTTGGACAATATAGTGGCGCTACTGAAGAATATAATTTTAGTACTTTAAATGGTAAATGGATTACATTTGAAGATGAAGATAACGGGATATTAAAATATTTCAACGGTACTGAGATATACACTTATGATTGGAACCCCATAACACATTATATCGATATTGATTGGGATTATGAAGCGGTTACGGGTGATAATTCTTTTATTGTAAAAGAATGGGAAGTACCAACCGGAACTGGATGGACACATAATGGAGATGGTGTGTCAATTATTATGAAATCCGATGGTACCACTATCCCATTCAAGACTTGGGAAGATGGTACATATGTTGACCATATGATTTCCCCATCAACTGATTTTATTGTTGTTGAAACTAGATTACAGGGTGAAATTAGTACATACACAAATTTACAAATTTATAACACCGACGGTGAAATTTTAGAAACTGTATCACTTACGGGTGAAACATATACCTCTGTAGATTTTACTTTTCTTGGAACAGATAAAATGTGCGTAGTTTATTGGAACTCTCAAGACAATAGTGTCGATTACAAAATAATTCATTATAATCACACAACAGAAACGTTAACTTTATCAAGTCACGTTAGAGGTGTTAATTACACATCTGTTGACCTTGAAGGTGATGATAGTTTTTGGCCTCAAGATTTTGTTGATGGAAGTGTTTCGATTGCGTTTTATAAAACAGTGTCTAGTAATGAAGAATATTTTACATCGGTAAGATCACATTATGACATTGTTTATATGTTAAATGGTCAGTCACAATTTTCAACATATGTAGTTACAAATGGTACTAATAGACTAATAACAACCAACCCTGACATCGGTAATAACATTAAGTTTAGAATTGAAACAACGGGTAACACTCTTGGTTTGTTATCAATTACAAACACGGGTGTAACAATTACAGATTTTAATCAATCAGTATCAGGAGTAACAAGTTTTAGTGACGAATCAATTGGGAACAGGTCAATATCATATTTTACCACTGATGATGGACTTGAATGGTTTTTCTTTTTAACTGATGCAAATGGAACAATTCTCGATAGTTTAAATCCAACATTAGACGGTAATTATACTTATAATCTTAATTACCAGGGTGACGTAGCATATTTAAGTTATGTTACAAGTGACAATGTTCAACACGGATATTATGTTTACAGTGGTAGTACAGGATTTACTTCAACAGGTTATTATAATAATACCAACACTCCAAACAGTTTTTTTGTACCTACGTTCAAAGAACCAAGTGTAATGTTATTAAGGTCATCAACTAATGGAACTGGTAGAGTTTTAACCAATAGTGGAATTAGTTCAGAATTTATTGTACCTGAATATCTTAATGCCTCGTTTTTTATTGGAGTGGATAAGTTTATGATGGTTTATAATCAATCTGGAGATAGTGACATTAAAATAAGATTGTATGATTTCACAGGAACATTATTAAACAGTTACACAACAGAATATACGAGTTGGGATGCTGTATATACTGCAAAAGATAGATTTACAGTAGTATTCCAAGTTGAAGAAATTAAAAAGTTTTTCTTAGTTAGTGAAGATACAATAACATCTGTTATGATGGATGACCACGATGGTGAAACAACACAGAATGATTACATCTGGTTTACCGATTAATAATTAAAAAAAAATTATAAAATAGATTATGAAAATATTAGATATAGACGTTTTAATCGTTAAGAACGAAAAGAAATTAAAAAGATATAAAAGAACCTTCAACGTTGACCAACCGTTAACAATTGAACACATTAAGAGTGTGGTTAAAGGTGAAATTGAATTTCCATTTGAGGTGGTAAAAGAACAATTCTTTTATATGTCACGTGAATTGAAAGAAGGTGAAACTGCACCAATTAAATCTGGAAACCAATTTTTATTAACAATTAAATAATGGAATTTTTTATCAGACAAGGGGCAACTGACCCGATATTAAAGATGAGATTAGTGGACGACGGCAAAAATGATAAGTCGTCGTTCAATGATCTATTGGAGAATTCGGATATAACATTTGAAATGGTTGATCATAAAACCGGTGAGCCAGAGATTTTAAATGGTACCGCATTGTTAACCACAAGAACTAAAAAATACAATCAGACCACTGATGAATATTATATTACATATAGATTCACTGAGGCTCAAACATCAAAAATAGGTAAGTTTGAAGGTAAATTTATTGTGCAGTTTTTAGATACAAATTCCAACCCAACCACAAAACTTATCACCCCTGTAAAGGAAAAACTATTTATCAACATTATTTAATTTTTTTTTCTCATTAAATTTTCGTATTTTTACTGAGTAAAGGCTAACTACGGTTAATCCGTAAGCTAATGTGTCACTCAAATTTAAAAATATGCAAGAGATTATTTCTCAAGAAGTTATCGAGGACTTCTTGAATGGCTCCGATCCGGAGAAGTACATTGTCGGTGTTGAATATGATTACAAAGACAATAAAATCTACAAAATTATACAAGATCCAGTAAGAGGTAAGTATGTCACAGAAGACACCTTTATACCATTTCTGTGGGCTGGAGACTTAAGTGAATTTAATTTTTATGGCGGTAGTAAAGCCCTTCAAAAAAAGAAGATGGGCGAATATGGTATTTTAAGTACCAAGTTACAAACGGGTGATAATGAAAGACTTGATGCCGGATTAAAATACATGGTTAAGAGTCTTAAGGGATATCAGGAACTTATAAGATTTTTTAAAGATGGTGGTATCGATCCATGGGGGGAGAAGTTTAAATCACAATTTATTATACTAACACCTGTAGAACAATATCTTATACAGAAGAAAAAAAGATTATTTAAAGGTATTGAGGATTATAATGAAGTTCACAGAATGGTATTCGATATTGAGACCACGGGTCTTGAGCCAGAAAAGAATAACATAATTCTTATTGGTATTAAGGATAACCGTGGTTACAGAAAACTTTTGGATGCATATGGTGAGGATGGAGAAAAGAGATGTATTGAAGAATTTTTTAAAGTTATTAAAGATTTAAAACCAACAATCATAAGTGGTTATAACTCAGCTGCGTTCGACTTACCATTTATTTTAAAAAGAGCTGAAATTTTAGGTATAGACATTAAAAAGTTGACACAAATATTCACCACAGATGGTATTAAAACCAAAGAGGGTGTTTTAAAATTGGCAAATGAAGTAGAACCGTTTACACAGTATGTTTTATGGGGATTCAGTATTGTTGATATTGCACACTCTGTTCGTAGAGCACAAGCAATTAATTCTGAAATCAAATCGTGGGGTTTGAAGTACATTACCAAATATTTGGAAAAAGAAAAACCGGATCGTGTGTATGTTGATGGTGCTTTCATTTCAAAAATATATTTAGAAAATGAATCATACTACATTAACCCTAAAACAGGTGGTTATAAAAAAATTGGTGAGCCGGGTACTGAAGGGTTGTTAGAAAAATATCCTGGTAAGTTTGAGGTTTGGCCAGGTAGAAAAATCATTGAGCAATATCTAGATGATGACTTATATGAAACTATGGTTGTCGATGATTCATTTAGTCAATCAACGTTTTTATTATCAAAAGTAATTCCAACAACATATGAAAGAATTGCAACAATGGGTACCGCTACTCTTTGGAAAATTCTCATGTTAGCTTGGTCGTTTGAAAACGATTTAGCAATACCAGCTAAGGATGAAAAAAGAAGTATTACTGGAGGTTTATCAAGATTATTGACGGTAGGGTATTCTAAAAATATTGTTAAGTTTGACTATGCATCACTATATCCATCAATTCAGTTGGTGTACGATGTATTTCCAGATTGTGACATTATGGGAGTACAAAAAACCATGTTAAAATACTTCCGTAATATTCGTATCTTATATAAAAGATTGGCCGCTGATTTAAAAGATAAAGATCCGGTACAAGCTGAAATGTATGATAGAAAACAATTACCAATTAAAATTTTCATTAACGCATATTTTGGTTCTTTATCTGCACCTCAAGTATTTCCGTGGGGTGATATGAATATGGGTGAAACTATTACATGTGTTGGTCGTCAATGTCTTCGTATGATGATTATGTTCTACATGAAAAAAGGTTACAAACCTCTCGTTATGGACACTGATGGTGTAAACTTTGAAACACCAGAAGATATTGCAGATCACAGATATATTGGATTAGGTAATAATGAATTAGTTGAAAAGGGTAAAGAATATTTTGGTGTCGATGCCGATACCGCTGAATTCAATGATATATTCATGAGAAATGAAATGGGACTTGATATTGATTATCATGCACCAGCTTGTATTAACGTATCAAGAAAAAATTACATTATTAAATTAATTAAAAAGGGTAAAGAAAAAATTAAACTAACTGGTAACACAATTAAATCTAAAAAACTACAACAATATGTGGTTGAATTTTTAGATGAAGGTTTAAAACATTTACTTAATGGTGATGGTGTTGAATTTTTAAATCTTTATTATGAAACAATAGAAAAATTATATAATAAAGAAATACCATTAGCAAAAATTGCAAATAAATCGCGTGTAAAACAATCTGTTGATGATTATAAAAAACATTGTAAGAAATTAACAAAATCTGGTGCAACAATGGCTAGACAAGCCCATATGGAATTAATTGTTGAGAAAGATTATCCAGCAACTCTTGGTGAAACCATATATTATGTCAATAATGGTACTAAGAAAGCAGATGGGGATGTTCAAAAAATTACAAAAGCAACAAAGAAGCAACAAGAGGAATATTATGAGGTTCATGGTAAGAATATGCCAACGGATTACATCAAGATTAATTGTTACATGATTTCTGAACGTGAATTAATGAATAATCCTGATATGACTGGTGATTATAATGTTGCTCGTTATATTACCAATTTTAATAAAAGAATTGAACCATTATTAGTTGTGTTTAATCCAGAGATTAGAGAAGATATTTTAATTGATGAACCATCTAATAGAGTTTATTTCACGAAGAAACAATGTGAATTAGTTTCTGGATTTCCTTTAAAAGCAGAAGGGCAAGATAGTTTAGATGAAGTAATGACTTTATCTGATGGTGAAGTATTATTTTGGAATAGAATTAATAGAGATCCGTTCTTTATGTATGTTGAAGATAGTTTAAAACATGTTGATCAAAAATGGGTAGAGTACAACAGAAAAGTTGTTTCATTTCAAGCTGAAAGTGTTAAAGAAAAACATGAAGAAGACGATCTAATTGAAAAGAACGGTCACGACTATGCTTTACATGCGGCAATAGAAGATTAGATAACGTTAAATGGATTTGTCATTGGTCTGAACTTGAGAGCCTTATTAAGGTTCTCAGCTTCATTCCCTTTTCTTTCAAGCATTTTATCTGGGCGAAGTCTTTCTAGTCTTTGCATTAATTCTTCATTAAGCTTAAGTCTTTCGTCTTTGGCTTCTGTTAATAATGATGAATAATCTAATTTAACATCACTATCTGGCACTTTTAAATCTCCAGAGAATTTACCATAAATTCTACCTAATGCTTCTTTACAGTAAGTCATTAGATATTTTCTTACCCAGTTTTGTGCTGGTTTATTCAATTCATCCCATTGAAGTTCGTCTGTCATTACATCTGAAGGTAATTTAACAACATCTTTGTTTTCTTTCAGACATGTGTCCCTATCAAATGTGTCATAGTACCAATACCAAACTCTATTGTTTGTTTGTATAGAACCGAAATCAAATTTCCCACCAGGAACGTTCATTAAGTGTATGTATTTTTTACCGTTAGGGCCCGCAGTAATTCTATAAGTTAAATCACCACCAATTAAACGGTTTTTCATATTTCTATCTTGCATTCTTAACAATAAATCGAATGCCGGTAATAAGAAATAAGAACCAGATGCCCCCATTTGAGCAAAACCACCCACACCACCAAAACCAACACCACCAAGACCACCAAAACCACCTAAAAATGGGTCAACTATAGAGTCTGTTAATTCAGCTCTTGTAAACCATAATAATTCGTTTATTTCTCTTCCGGCTGGGATTTCATATATTTGAGTATTTCCACTTAGGGTTATATAATCTTTTTTCAATTCCCAAGATCCACCGGCTTGTAAACCAACGATTTTAGAATAGGAATAGGTATATTGGGTTTCGTAATTAATGTCTCTATTTGTAAACGCCTTTGTTAATGATTGTGTATCAACATCTAAACCAGCCAAAGAAGACCATTGAGATTCTATTAACCAATCACTAACTAGTTGATCATATTCATTTACAGATAATTCAAGAAAAGAGTCCATTTGCTCTTCCGTCAACTCAACACCTCTTACTGGCATACCCAAAAGGTGTAATGTTTGACTATAAAGTTTTTCTTTTTCTGGTGCGCTTATAACAGTACTCATTAAAATGGCTTTTAGTAATAAATACCAGATTATAGATAAAACTATATTATGTTTTTAAGTAATTCACTAGCAAACGTATCACCGTATTCACCATCCCCCATAACTTGATCGATGATGTTTTTCTTTTTTTGTAAGATATTATAAACTTGAATCTCGATAGTATTTTCAAAAACGGGATAATAGACTAAAACACTTTTTGTTTGACCGTGTCTATAAGCTCTATCTTCGGCTTGTGAATGGTGAGCAGGTACAAATGACAAATCGTTCATTATAACCCCTTCAGCGGCCGTTAAAGTGATACCTACACCACCAGCAATGATGTTGGATATGAAAACTTTTATTTTATCATTTGTCTGAAACTTATCTACGCTTTCCTGTCTTTTTTCTTTACTCATCCTACCATCAAGAACAACAGAATTCTTTTTATACTTTTCGTGAAGTAGATCTAAACTTGAGGTAAAATTAGTGAAGACAATTACCTTTTTATTTTGTTCAATAAACTTATCTATAAGTTCACAAGTATATGGTACTTTTTCTACAGCAATTAATTGTCTAATATTCATTAAACGATTAAGAGTAACAGAGATACTTTCTTTTTGTTTGTTTTCAGAAGAAATTCTTATAAAGTCTTCTAATTCATTATCATAGAATTTACTTTGAAGTTCTAAATAAACCGGTGTAATAATCTTTTCCGGTAAATCTAAAATATCGGTCTTCATTCTTCTTAAAACAAGATTCTTAGTCTTTTCCCTTAATTCATCTAGATTTGACGCTCCACTTGTGTTCCAAACTTTTCTATTACCAACTCTAAATTGATAACCGGCACAATATCTAAAGACATAACTTTGCCAATTCAATGCCAAAGGGGATTCAACAATTTTTAAAAGGTTGTAATAATTTATTGGTCTTGACGTCATCGGTGTACCAGTTAATAACCAAACCTTTGGTATTGTTCCTAAAATATCATTTAATATTTTTGTTCTCTGTGCTGTTGCGTTAGAGATATAGTGAGCTTCATCTACTATTGCTAAATCAAATCCATTATTAGCAATTAATTGATATGCTTCGCTATCTTCACTTTTTTCAGTTGTGTGAAAATTCTTTAAGATATCATAGTTGATAATATAAAAATCAAAAGTAGACCCCCACTTTCTTCCTTCAATAAGTAAGATTCTTCTATCGGTATAATTTTTAATTTCCCTTTCCCAGTTTATCTTTAAAGTAGCAGGGCAAACAATCAATATTTTTTTAGCCCCACTTTCTAGTGCCGCAATTACCGCTGATGTTGTTTTACCTAGACCCATATCATCGGCAAGAATAAACTTATCATTAGCTAATAGTTTTTCGATAGCCTCTTTTTGATGACCCATTGGTGGTCTTTTATCATAAGGGCTATAATCAATAGTTCTGTTTAGTTTTTTCTCTTCTGGAACAATCGCCATTTTAGGCATCCAGAATGCGTGTAAATTATCTGCCTCAATTATTTTCCCCCAAATATGATAAGCTTTATCCGTCTCACACAATAATTTTTCTACCCAAATCTGTTCAGGAGCGTTTGGTAATAATCTGTCTTCTCTCAGTTTTTCTGAAAAAGAAGAAAATAATTTAACCCACTTTCTAGCTACTTTGGGTATTACCTTTTCATATTTTATAATATAATCTGCTTGAGTTCTACTTAAAGAATAATTCTTGAGCTGTAAAATCTTTCTTTTTAAATCTAAAAGATGGTTATTAGAGCCCGCATATGAAAAAAGTATCTCTCTCGCAACTATTTCTGGTATTTTGGTTTCCATATAGTATATAATATAGGTAATTCTAAATACTTTATAAACTATTTATACTATTATGAGCAATAAACTACCAATAACCCGTTTAAGTAAATTCTTTTCTGATGAGGACTTTAATTTACAAATTCAGATAGGTCAAGAATATTTGCATGGCGATATAAATCAAAAATTGGTTCTTTATAGAGTTGATAGACAAAAGACGGATAAAGATGATGTTTATGGTGAAGTTGGTCAAGATGAAATCAAATATTTTCCACCAATTGAGTTTAATGCTTTGGTTAAGGTCGAGGCACCTAAAAATTCAAGTTATAAAGGTGGTATGTTAAGATACCTTGAACCTGGTAATTTAATTTTATCTGTTTATATAAGACATTTAGAAGATCTTGGCGTGGATATAAAATATGGTGATTATATTGGTTATCCAGAATCAGAAAATAAAATAAGATATTATACTGTAACAAATGATGGTAAAGTTACTTCAGATAACTCACATCATTTATTTGGTTATAAACCATATTACAGGACAATCACTTGTGCAATAGCACAGGATCAAGAATTTAGAGGCGTTTAAAATGGGAATACCTAAAAGAAAAACAGACATTGAGATTTATAAAGGTAAAATTCTAACTGAAAGAAGAGAAGAGTTATTGCATAAAATAACCAAATCTGATTCTTTTTTACCAGATTCTGTTTTGCATGACGATTTAGATGCGGGAATGTTAGAGTTTGTAAGTAAAAATTTTGTTGTCATCTCAGACGGTAAAAAAATACCGGTTATACCAAAAATTTTAACGATTCAAAGATGGGCTCAAATAATGAACACCTGGGAATTCTCTGACGACGATGGTAACTTAAAGGTTCCTTTTGTTGGTGTTATTAGAAGACCGGACGTTCAGCCAGGTACAAACCCGTCTATTGTTAGAACAATCCCAGAAAGACTTCAATTTCATTATGCTTCTGTGGCTACATGGAATGGAACTCAAATGGGTGCTGACATATATAAAATACCACAACCGGTTCCTGTAGATATTAGTTTTGAAGTGACTATTGTTTGTAGCAAACTTAGAGAATTAAATAGATTTAATAAGATTGTTCTTCAGAAATTTGCTTCAAGACAGGCATATACTGTTGTTAAAGGTCATTATATTCCAATTATAATGGATAAGATTGAAGACAATTCCCCAATCGATCAGATAGACGGACGTAGGTTTTATATGCAAACTTATCAATTTACTATGCTTGGATTTTTGATTGATCAGGAAGAATTTGAAGTAAAACCAGCTGTTAGTAGATTTTTCTTAATGACTGAATTTGCAAAAAATACAAATTTTCAAAAGAAATATATTAATAAGAGAATTGATATAACCGTTGGTACCTTTGTTGCTGATGGTATGCAAACGGCATTTAGTGTTGGTGAAAGTATTAGTATGTTGTTTAATGTGGCAATTAATGGTCTATTACAAGAAAGAGATGTTGAATTTTTTCATATTGCTGGAACCTCTAAAATAACTTTTACCTCTCCACCGCCAGAAGGTAGTGCAATAACAATAACATATTTTAAAGGTAGAAATAGTGTTTTTATTGACAGTTATGGTAAAACCTTACAGGTAAAAACTGAGTATTTTGAATATGATGGATCTAGCCTATTTTTCTCACTATTAAATTCAATTGATAGTGTTGTTAGTTTAGATATTAATGGTCTTATAGAGGAAGAAGGTCAAGGATTTGATATTAGTGGTGCAAGCCAGATAAAATTAAATTTTTCACCTACTTTAGGATCTAAGATTGGTATTACATATGTTTACTAATCCTCATCATATATGTCCGTTTTTTTAGGTTTTACGACTTCTTCGATAATCTTTTCGAGTACTTTGTAAATTTTTAATCCTTTTTTATCACAATAAGTTTTTAACATTTCGTGATGCTTTTCGCTGATTTTTACGTTTTTGGTTTTCTTTTCCATAGTTAAAGATAAATAATGATATAAAAAGATAAATAAGGATATAAATACGGAAAAATCCGGAAATCTTTGCTGAAAACAAAGATATTTATTTGGTAAGAATAAAATTATTTAACCAAACATTTATCAATGGCAAATTCAAACAGAGTATTCGTTTCTCCGGGTGTCTACACATCAGAGAAAGATTTAACATTCGTAGCTCAAAGTGTAGGCGTAACAACATTGGGTCTGGTTGGTGAGACATTAAAGGGTCCAGCATTTGAACCAATATTAATTTCTAATTTCGACGAATTTAGAACATATTTTGGCGGTACAAGTCCTGCAAAGGATGGTGCTGGAAATCCAAAATATGAACTTCCATATGTTGCGAAATCGTATTTACAAGAGTCTAACCAATTATTTGTTACCCGTGTATTAGGACTTACTGGATATAAACCAGGCAAAACTTTTAGTATTAAAGCTTTAGGTGGTGTAAACCTAGGTACATTAAGTGGATCAACCGGAAGTATTTCATTGATCCCAACTTTAACTGGTGTTACCGGTAGCACAATTTATGCAGAATTATCAGGAAAAACTTCAACAGAAGGTTCTTCTATTACAAATTATCTAGTTGCAGCAACTAATTCAAACGGTGCATATGCACACGACGAATGGTTTGCAATTGGTGAAGTACCAGATTCTGCAACAAGTTCACTTACTGGTACTGAATTATTATCACCTATCGGAGCTAATAATAATAAAGATTGGTATAACACCTTCTATACAAGAACTGGATCAACCGATTCTACAATAGATGGGGTTTTCTCTTATCTTTTTGTGTATTCAACAGGAACATCAGCATTCACTGTAACAAGATTCAAATATAATGCATCATTAAATACCGATTATCATGACATGCAAGTTTGCTTGTTAAGATCTAGAGGTAGTTATGTGCAAAATGTATTAGTTCATAGAGTTACAGGTAACACAGTAACAGTAACAGGTGCTGATCTTGCTAGCAATCCGTTGGCAGATTTCACAATAAGTGTTACTGATATTGATTCAGATGTAACAACATTTAACTGTTCATTGGATCAAACATCAACAAAATACTTAACAAAAGTATTGGGCGCGGATGTTTTCGATAAAGACAAAGTTGAATACCCATTATATGTTCATGAAGCATATCCTAATTTAGTTGTAAATCTTTTCGAACAAGGTTTAATTAGAGGTTTAAGCACAACAGTTGTTAATACAACTGAAGGTGATAACTTTATGACACAATGGGATATGGCAGGTTCATCAACTGTAGTATCTGAAGTAAGAGGTGGAAAAGTATTTGAATTATTTAGTTTCTTAACAATCTCTGATGGTGATGCTTCAAATTACGAAGTAAAGATAACAATTCAAAACATTGATCTAGATACTGGTGAATTTGATGTATTAGTTCGTGACTTTAACGATACTGACGCAAATCAAGTTGTATTAGAAAAATATTCTAGATGTACAATGAACCCAGATTTACCTGGTTATATCGGTAGAAAAATTGGTACTTCAGATGGTGAATATGAATTAAGATCAAAATATATTATGTTGGTAATCGCTGACGATGCTCCAACTGATGCAATACCTGCAGGTTTTAAAGGTATGACAACAAAAACTAGTGTTGGTGGGGTACATTTTAAAACTAAGTACTATGACGCTGGTGATGTTTTATACTACGAAGCAAATGGTACAGCTGTAACTACTAATGGTGATAAAGTTAAAAAAGTAACTTTAGGTTTATCAACAGATGAACACTTCGTTTATGATAGAGATATGTTTAAATTCAAAGGTACTAACGCATCTGATGCAACCTTTGGTTTCCACTTATCTGTAAACGCTGCAAATATCACAGGTACTACCGGCGAAAAACTATACAAAACAACTGCTTACGATTTAGAAGGTACAAGTAAAGGTAAATTAGACGGAATCGGATTCCGTAAATTCACAATGCCAGTATTTGGTGGTTTTGATGGTTTTGACATCTACAGAAATGTAAGATCTAACGGTGATGGTTTTATTTTCGGTAAAACTACTTACACTGCAGGTCATTCAGTAAATGGTGGTGTATTCAATAATGCTGTTGGTAACTCAGATTACTACGCTTTCTTACAAGGTATTGAAACATTCAAAAACCCAGAAGCTGTTGATATTAACATTTTCGCAACACCAGGTATTAACTGGAACGACCATAGTTCACTTGTAAACCAAGCTGTTGATATTATTGAAAATGATAGAGCAGATTCTTTATACATCGTTAACTCACCTAATTTCAGTGGTACAACAGGTGCTAACGAAGTTATCGGTGCATTAGATGATTTAGGATTTGATTCTAACTACTCAGCAACTTACTGGCCTTGGATTCAAGTAAGAGACACAGATAACGCAACTCAACTTTATATCCCACCAACAGGTGAAGTATTAAAGAACATTGCTTTAACTGATAATGTATCTTACCCTTGGTTCGCAGTCGCTGGTTATTCAAGAGGTCTTGTAAACTCAATTAAAGCAACTAAAAAGTTAACTCTTGATGAAAGAGATGAACTTTACAAAGCAAGAATTAACCCAATCGCAACATTCTCTGATACAGGTACAATTATCTGGGGTAACAAAACGTTACAAGTTAGAGAATCAGCACTTGATAGAATCAACGTAAGAAGATTATTGTTAAGAGCTAGAAAGTTAATTTCTGCGGTAGCTGTAAGATTATTGTTTGAACAAAATGATGATCAAGTTAGACAAGAATTCTTAAGATTGGTTAACCCAATCCTTGAATCAATCAAGAAAGAAAGAGGTTTATATGATTTCCGTGTAACAGTATCAAATGATCCAGAAGATATTGATGCTAACACATTGAGAGGTAAGATTTACATCAAACCTACAAGAGCATTAGAATTCATTGATGTTGAGTTTATTATTACACCAACAGGAGCTTCTTTTGAGAATATCTAATAAATTTAAATAAAATAAGTAAGGGGTGGTTTATAACCGCCCCTTTCTATTAGTATAATATAGTAATAATAGAATTATAGTACATTGAAAATCAGTACATTAGTAATATTAGAAATGAGAAATATTAGAATATAGAAGTAAGAAATATTAGAACATTGAAATATTAGTATAGTTAGTACATTAGTATTTTAGTAACGTAGTAGCAAAAAGCTAACGATTTTTTTTCACAAAATCAAGTATTTGGGAAAATAAATTTTATTTCACATATTGATATATTTATTAGAAAGAATAAACAAAACAATATAACACAAAAACAATGGCAGATTTATTAATGAAAATGCCGGTTCCATACGAACCGAAACGTAAAAATAGATTTATCCTTAGATTTCCTTCTTCTTTGGGTATTAATGAGTGGTATGTAACATCTACATCCCGTCCTAGTGCTAAAATAGGTTCGACAGAGATTCCGTTCTTAAACACTTCAACATATGTAGCTGGTAGATTTACCTGGGACCCAATCAAGGTTACTTTTAAAGATCCTATTGGTCCTTCTGCATCCCAAGCATTAATGGAATGGTTCCGTCTTCATGCTGAATCCGTAACCGGTAGAATGGGTTACGCTGCAGGTTATAAGAAGAACGTTGAACTTGAAATGTTAGACCCAACAGGTGTTGTTGTTGAGAAGTGGATTTTAGAAGGTTGTTTCTTAACATCATTGAACTTTGGAGATTTAAGTTATTCTGAAGAAGCATTAGCAACAATTGATGCTGAATTAAGAATGGATAGATGTATTCAAGTATACTAATATTAAAATAGTTTTATTTATAATCCCATATTCGTCAAAAACGAGTGTGGGATTTTTTATTTAATTGATAATCAATTATTTGTACCAATAGTTCCACATGGAACGTTGTTTCATTGATTTTTATTTGTTTTATAGTTATATTAAAAGAAATAACAAAAATATTATTATGGAAAATATAAATCCAATGGTAGCTTATGACGTAGTTCAACTACCTTCACAAGGTGTACACTATGCAAACGGTAAAAAATCGTTAAGGGTAGCATACCTAACTGCTGCAGATGAGAATATATTAATGTCACCAAATTTACTACAATCAGATAGTGTAATTGATGAATTATTAAAAAGAAAGATTTTAGATAAAGAATTGAATATTGAAGAATTGGTAGATGAAGATAGACAGGCAATATTAATATTTTTAAGAAATACAGCATTTGGTACCGAATATAAGATTGATTTAGTTGACCCAATTAGTAAACAATCGTTTGAGGGGGTTGTAGATTTATCTATTTTAAAAACTAAAGATTTTAAATTAATTGCAGATTCAAACGGTGAATATGAATTCTTTTTGAACGTGGTTAAGAAAAAAGTTACATTCAAGTTTTTAACTAATTTACAAGAAAATGAATTAAAACTAATTAAAGATTCAAGTAAAGATACTATTGCACCATTAAACACAAAAAGATTGGAGATGATGATTAAGTCTGTTGATGGTACAAGAGATCAAATGGCGATTTATCAATTCATACAAAACTTACCAATTAGGGATTCTCAAGAGTTCAAAAAATATGTATCCGAAAATAAACCAGGTCTTGACCTAATTGTTGAAGTAATCGCCCCGTCTGGAGAAAAAGTCCCTGTTTTGGTTGACTTTGGGGTGGAATTTTTTCGTCCCTTCTATGGCATATAAAAAGTACCAGATTGAATCTATACTTTTTTTACTAACTAAAGGATTTACATATCATGATGTTTTAATCCTTCCTGTACATGAAAGAAATAGTATTATTAGTTATTTCATGGAAAAGAATGATTAAACTATTTATTCTTATATAGTTTAATATAAAATATGTCAACATTATCAGATCAAGCGGTAAGGGAATTAGCTGAAAAATCAGGCAAGTATACACCTGGTGAAATCAATGATTATTTAAACAAAAGATTAAATGCTGCCGCTAAAAGTGGTTCTGGTTCTAGTTCTAGTTTTACGGGTCCAGATGCTAATTTATTAAAAAAAGTGGGGGATGCTGCAGCTGCAGGGTTTTATGATAGATTATCATCCACTAAATCTAGAATTAGTGTTGATACTGTAAAAGGTATTATTGACGGTTTAAATAAATCAATGGCAATAAATCCTATTGCATTGGTTAAGAATGTTCTGGCTTTAGGTTTAGATGGCGCAAAAACTTTAATGAGTGATTTAGCACAAACACAAGATGATTTAATTAAATCAACAAGGGGTTCTGCTGGTTATGTCGGTGAAGTTGGTACTCAAATGTTAGAAGGTCTTAATGAAGCTATGATTGCAACAACAAGACTTGGTGTAAGTGTTAATGATTTTATAGATGCTACTGAAAGTTTAATGGTAAACTCAGAAAGAATGGCATTATACAGCGAAAACACAATTTATGCTGGAATGGAAGCCTCAATGGCATATACTAAAAACTCTAGAATACTTTTAGAAAATGCTGAGGGATTTAGAAATGTTGGATTAGGATTAAGTGATGCTGCAAGAGCAATTGAAGATATTGGAAAAAGATCTGTTAATATGGGTCTTAGTGCCAAAGCAACTTCCGAAACTTTAATTAAAAATTTAGGTGCTTTAAATGCTTATGGTTTTCAAAACGGAATTAAAGGTTTAGGTAAAATGGTTCAAGAAGCACAATCACTTAAAATTAATATGGATGATGTGCTTAAGGTTGCAGATAAACTATATGATCCAGAAAGTGCTATCAGCCTTGCAGCAAATTTACAAGTTGTTGGGGGAGCATTTGGTGATTTAAGCGATCCAATTAAATTAATGTATGATGCAACAAATAATGTTGAATCATTACAAACAAGTATTATAGGGGCGGCTAGAAGTTTAGCAACATATAACGCTGAACAAGGTAGATTTGAGGTATCTGGGGCTAATTTAAGACGTGCTAAAGCTATGTCTGATGCTTTAGGTATATCAATGGGCGAACTGACAAATATGGCCGTTAAAGGTGCTGCTAAGTTCGAAGCAATGTCTCAATTAGATATGTTCCCTAAATTAAGTGATGAACAAAAAGAATTTGTTTCAAATCTAGCAACAATGAAAGACGGTAAAGTTGGTTTTGACTTACCAAAAGATATGGCCGCTCAAATGGGTATTACCAATCTTGTTGATGGTTTTGTTTCAATAGATGATTTATCATCTGATCAGGTTGAAAAACTACAAAAGTTACAGGAACAAAATGAAAAGCTATCAACAAAAGACATAGCTAGACAACAATTAAATGCTACCACACAAATTATGTCTCTTGTTACTTCAATATATCTAAGAGGTCAAAGTGATTTAAGAAGAAGTGACCTTGGTGTTAAAACAAAAGACAAAATTCAAGCTGGATCGGATTTTTTATATGACACATTCGATGCATCAAAAATGAGTATGAAACAATTAAAAGCTTTAGCAGAAGACCAAGCTATGGATGCTATTAAAGCTAGTGCTCAACCATATTTAGATAAATTTAAAGAATTTGCGGAAGATAATGGTATTATTGATGCTGCTCAACAAGGAATGAAGAAAACTCAGGAAACTATTGATGAGTATATTCCAAAAGCAAAAGAGTTGATGGAAAAGGGTGTTGAAAAGGGAAAAGAAATGTATAAAGATGCTAAAGAATTCTTTGGCTCAATTGACATAAAAGTTGATATTAATAGTAGCAGTACCCAACTAGCTGGAATTGTTGTTGATGAA